ATTTACCTGCACCATTGTGTCCAACAATCAGTGTGTTTGTTGAACGAGTCAGGTCGATTTCAGTGAAAGAATTACCCGTTGAAAGAAAATTCTTCCATCGGCATTTAGAAAAAATAATCATTATTTAAATTTTGGACCAACTGCCCATACTGAGATAGATTGTCTGTTTCCGGAAAGGATTGGTGCTACTCTGTGTAACATGAAGGAAGGGAAAAGAAGAACTGAGCCTTTTCGGAGATTTGTTTCCCAAGGGAACTGTTCAGAGAAGTGATTGATTTGAAAATTACCACCTTCAAAATCAACACCTGGTTCATTCAATAATAAAATTACCGACAGTTTACGGAGATGTTCAAACAACAGGTGGTTAACAACACTCTTAGCATGTAAAGCAGTTAAAGGTAAATCCATATGAAATTCATGCTTATCGCCAACTTCATACTTTGCATATTGCAGGTAATTATATCCATACAAATCAAAGTTAAAATGTCGGTCATTATAATAAGCAATTAAATTATTAAACTTGTCCCACATCCATTGCATTTCTTGATTAGGTTCACTCATAAAAGCAATGCTTGTTCTACGCTGTTCCGGTAAGCCATGATTTACGGCATATTCTGGACCACGAAACAGCTGGTAGTTTGATTGAAAGTAATGCGAAATATAATCACATTCACCTGGAGAAAACGTTGCTGTATCCACAATATAATTGGGAATAAAGAACATCTTTTCTGCCACTTCATTGTTTAACATAATTGTTGGTGAACTCATGTTGTTTCCTCATTCAATGCTTCAATATACAATTCTCTGAGCAAAGACTTTATTCTATCTTTTTCTAGATCAGTTGTCAAGTTATCAACATACTTATTTAAAATTGTTGTGGTATCTTCTGCCTGATCCACATCATCATCTGCAAGGTCTTCCGTCTCGGTGAAGTCTTCCGCAATTGTAATATCAATTGGTCCAACTTGGTAAATATTATTAATAAAGGTATCAAACAAATATGGATTTGTTTTGTTTACCACAACCACTTTAACATAGGTAGTTTTCAGGTGTGACAAGTCCATCGAGGTAATGTCTTTGATCTCTACATCTTTGTCATCATAAACAACCTTCAGAAACATACGATTTGGATTCTGTACGAACTCAAGTTCATGTGTCTTGAGGTCAAAGATATGGAAGCCACGTGGATCATCATAGTCTTGCCATGTCAGTTCATATGGATTACCAAGATAGTGAATGTTCTTCTTGCTTGATTTGTGGTGATAATGACCAGAGAAGACCATATCAAACTTGTCAAACATCTTTGGTTCTAAACCATCATGTGATGGTGCTCCACGATACATCTGGAAGCCTTCAATCTCAAAGTGTCCCATACAGATTGTTGCATCGGTATTTTTGAGTGTCTCCATTGAATCGGTATAATTCTCTGGACAAATCCACGGCATCATGCAAACGGATGTACCATCAATCTGAATTGTTCTTGGATGTCCAATCACATGTATGTTTTCATATTCTTCCAGAACAAGTCTTGGTGAATTAACATCGTTTGTGTTCTTGTAATATGTGTCGTGATTACCCACCAACATATGCACTTTGATATCACGTGCGGCCAACTTACCAAAGAACATCTTCTTGGCACGTTGGAGGGAATAGAAGTTTACATACTTACGTCTATCAAACGTGTCGCCAAGAATAAGAACAGTAGTAATTCCGGCAGCATCAATAGCAGGAAAAAATGTTTCGTCATAAAATTTTTCATAGAAATCCAAAAAGTGTAATGAGTCATTTCTAGCACCGAAGTGTTGGTCAGTTATTATTGCTACTTTCAATTCGTTTCCTTAATTCAGTACTACTATACGTGTGTGTACGGGAATTATAATAATACTCTTTATCAAGATGTTTACCCGTAAAAGGCTTAAATTTATATTCCTCTCCGAGTATTCTAACATCATAATTAACTGTTGTCAAGAGGTTTAAAAGGTCTTCTTCCGTGGAATATGGTATAATTTCATCAACATAACGGCAACCTTTGAGTTGTGTGTACCGTTCAAAAACGGATTGTACCGGTTTATTTTTCTCCGGTCTGTCGATTGTTGGATCGGTCTGTAGTGCAACAATTAGGTAGTCACAATGTTGCTTTGCTTCTTCAAGCATTAGTATGTGACCAGCATGTAACAAATCAAAACAAGAGCATGTCAATCCAATTTTCATATTAATCTTCCAGAAACTTTTCGATACCCTTTTCTTTTTTGATTGCCTTTTTTCTCTTTTTAGTTTCTTCAAAGGTTTCAATAAAATCGGAAATGTTATCATACAACTCAAATGGTTTAGCTGGCATATCATCGTATCCCATTAGTTCATTTTCATCTAGTAGACCAAACTGTTCTGTAGATTTGTATTTAACGTAGAGTTGTTTCTTTTCTTTTTGAATACGTCTGAGGAACGCAAAGTAAATGATTTGTGTAAAGTAAGCAAAAGCATTTGATGATTTTGTGGTATCAAAGTTCTCAAAGTACATCAGACAGTTTTCAATACCATCACCACCCATCTCATCACGGTAAGAATAGTTAATGAAGTTTGGTTTGTGTGAGAGTCCCTCGGCAATCTTCATAAAGCATTCACCAATGTAGTTTGGAATTCTTGGCTTCGGTTTACCCTCTTGTTTAGCAACTGCTACTGCTGTTTGGTAGTCTACGAGTGCTTTACAGAAGTCTGCATTGTTGATGTAATGCTTCTTAGGTTTTGGTGTTGGTATGGTATTTAAATCGTTCATAATAATGTTTACCTTAAAAATTGCTTGACATTTGCTTGCCAAAGGCGCACACTCCGATATGTACCCTCTGCATGTTTATATTAATGTATTAGTTCTGATATATCAGGTCCTACCGATTCAAGCATCATTAACATTTCTTCTCTAGAGAGAGATTTTTCTTCTTCGTCAGAAGAAGATGTGTTGAATTGAAGGACTTGTTTCATAGTGCTAACAGCGTTTTCATAATACTCAGAGAAGTCAGAAGTTGGTTCGAGCATGGTTACGATTTCACTTTCAGTGATAAATGCCTCATTGTGACGAATCAATGGAACGGGTAACCAATGGTCCATCATAATGATGTGTTTACCGTTTCTGTTGTCCATTTTAGTAATAACCACCATGGGTTCTCTAACAATAAAATTCAATTTATCAACTTGTTCAATATAAGAGATGATATCTTCACCCGTTTTAAGACGTATTAGTTTTACTGCTTCCATTTTTTAATCCTATCTTATAGAGTTTATAGGTGAACTTTTCTTCATTATATATCTTTGTTCTTTCCACGAAATGTTTCAACGTGAAATTCATATGATTTTTATATCTCAAATCATCTGCTATGTCGTAAAGAACCGCTTCAGTTTTGTTATCACCCAATCGTAACCCTCGTCCAATAGATTGAAGATTACGAACTCTTGATTTTGACGGAGATGCGAATATAACATTATGGAGATTCCTAATATTAATTCCAGTACTAAAAGTGCCATAACTAGCCACAATAATAGCATCATTTTCGTTCTCAGTTATCCGTCTAACTTCTTCTCTAGTTTCTGTATCTGTTTTACCATATACAAAAAACACTTTTCTTTCTCCAATATTTTTAGTATTAGATATCATATCATACAGAATTTTGCCATGTTTGTCAACATATTGATATAATATAAGAGTGTTTCCAGTCAAAGATACCGAAAGATTTTTGATGAATTTATTTCTATTATCATTCAGAATCAGGTACTCCATTTCTTCTTGATATGTTTTACCTTTCATCAACTGACAAATCTCATCGTCATGTTTTAATACCAAACATTTGATTTTAAAATCAGCAATCTGTTTATTGTCCATTAACTCTTTGGTCGTTGTGACCTTTTCAGTAATACCAAAAAGACCTTCGAGTACCAGCTTATGTGTTTTAGTTCCATCAAGTGTACCAGTAAGACCAATTCTGTATTTTGAATTGATGCAACTAGACATAATTGTCACAAGAGATTGTGCTTTAAACAAGTGTGCTTCGTCACCCATTATAAAATCAAACTGTTCAAAGTATTCTTTTGGTTGTGTATACAGAGACTGCCACGTTGAGATAGTCAATGGAAGTGTTGTGTTCTTATCTTTACCTTGATAGATTCTATGCACATTGGCAGAAACATCCCATCCGTTTGCGGTTGAATAGTCTGCAAAATCGGAATATAATTGTTCAACAAGAGATGTGGTCGGAACAATAATAAGTCCTTTTTCACACTTGTATTCCAATAACTGCCTGATAATTAGATAAATGATTAGTGATTTACCTGATGATGTTGGTGACAACAACAATGCACGTTTATTACGCATTGCATGTATATAAGCAGTCTTTTGGTAATCTCTTACACCAATGTCTTCACCTCTTGACTGTAGATTAAGTTCTGTGATAAACTTATCTGCATGGTAAACTGGATAATCTTCTGTTAAATCGGGACGTGGATCACCATACTCTAGGGAGTATTCTCTTTCTCTACAGAAGTTTTCTATATAAGGTAGAAGTCCGTGATATATTAATTTT